CTGGCCGGGGATGTGGCTAATTTTATTCTCGCCGAGCTGGTACAGGCACACGCGCAGGCCAGCGATGAGTCAGATTATAAATACACGCACCGCGTTTACATGACCGCCGCCACCATCACCCGCGAGCTGAGCCAGACCCCGCCATTGTGGGATAAAGTCACGTCACGGCTGTGTGACGCGGAGGAAGTTGCCCCGGCGATCATGCGTATGCAGACGGAAAAATGGTGGAAAGGCCGACTGCGTCGCGTGGCCGCATCATGGCGTGAACACCTTCAGATTGCCCTGGCTAACGTCAGCAAAAAACATACCCCCTACGCCAGCAGTATGACCGTTTCCGAGTGGCGCGAGCAGAAGCGCCGCACCCGTGAATTCCTGAAAGGCATGGAACTGGAAGACGATGAAGGGAACCGCATCAGCCTGATCGAGAAGTACGACGGCAGCGTGGCTAACCCGGCGATCCGCCGCTGCGAGCTGATGACCCGCATTCGCGGCTTCGAAAACATCTGCAATGAGATGGGCTTTATCGGCGAGTTCTATACGCTGACCGCCCCCGCGCGCTATCACGCCACAATCAAAACCGGGCATCGTAATCGTAAATGGAACGGTGCCAGCCCTGCCGACACACAGCGTTATCTCTGCAGCGTCTGGCAGAAAATCCGCGCCAAGCTGCACCGCGAAGAAATCCGTATTTTTGGCGTTCGCGTTGCAGAACCTCACCACGACGGCACGCCACACTGGCATATGTTGATGTTCATGCGCCCTGAGGATGTGGATCAGGTGCGTCAGACCATCCGCGATTACGCATATCAGGAAGACAGCCGCGAGCTGACGAGCGATAAAGCCCGCAAAGCGCGCTTTCACGCTGAAGCCATCGACCCGGATAAAGGCAGCGCCACCGGATATGTGGCTAAGTACATCTCAAAAAACATCGACGGCTATGCGCTTGACGGTGAAATCGACGACGAAAGCGGCAAAGAACTTAAAGAGACAGCGCCGGCCGTTTCCGCCTGGGCGGCACGCTGGCACATTCGCCAGTTCCAGTTTGTGGGCGGCGCGCCTGTGACCGTTTATCGCGAGTTGCGCCGCATGGCAGACAGCGAAACAGCGCACGGCCTGAGCGTTGAGTTTGCCGCCGCGCATGACGCAGCCGATGCAGGAGACTGGGCCGGATACGTTAACGCGCAGGGTGGCCCGTTCGTGCGCCGTGACGAGCTGGCCGTGCGCACCTGGTATCAGGCAAGCGAAGACATGAATGAATACGGCGAGGAAACCGTGCGCATCAAGGGCGTTTACGCCACTGAAGTTGGCGACGATACACCAATTTTAACCCGCCTGATGCAATGGAAGATTGTACCGAAACGTGCCGTTGATTTGGGTTTTGAATTTAAGGACGCGCCCGCGTCCTCTCGGAGTTCTGTCAATAACTGTACGGGAGGTTTGAGATCAGAGGATTCAAACCCGCCGGAAAGTTTCGA